CATAGATTACGTAATACTGTAGTAGTAGCAAAAGATTCTACTCCTTCAGGTCTTTTTACGTTGTAGGGGTAAGACTCTATACCTAAGACTTTTCTAATCTTAGTTGATCCACCTGCTAACAGAAAGATATTAACAGGGTCTATCCCAGATCGCATAATTTCGTCTCCTTGCCTACATAAATCTACAAATGGTTTGAATCTTTTGTCCCATCTAACCTGTTCCATCTGCATAATCCACCGAACACTATCCATATACTTATTCCAATTAGATCTCAGTCTCTCATAGGACAACATACCGTTAAGAGATCTAAAAGGGCTTCTGACTCCTCTAGCGACACCGCGTCTTAAGAAGTCAATGGAATGCCATCTTTGTAGATAATGGCAACTATTGAGTGAGATGAATTGCTTTGTCTTGTTGGTCTCTAGACCAATCTCAGCCATCAAATCCTCTAAGTCAGATAGAATATCACTGCTCCATACAGATACAAAATCATCGCCCATGACCTCGCATTCCTCTAGAACTGTGTTCGTGCGATTAGCAACATATTCGCTAGCAAAATGATTACCTAAGCTATCGATTAAGTTGGTACCGCCTGACCCACTCATTACAGCACCATTACGTTCATCTAACCAGCCATCGGGACAGATTATGCCAGTGTAGAGGAACTCCTCTCTTAGGAGGTTAATGATGAAGGAGTCTTCTTCAGAGAACCAAGATTCAAGAGCGTCGAAACAAACATTAATTATGTTAGCGCTCAAGTGTGTATCGAACGAAGAATGGTCGCCAGACACAATCACTCTATTATTCCTTTTAGCGTTGAACAACAACTCTGTCATCCTCTTGTCAATTGTATTGGAATCATTCCAAGCAACATAACCCTTAACCTGACGTAATACAGGTAAAAGAGGTAACAATATAGATTCCCAAAGTATGGTATCAACATGATCCGCGCCACACACGTGTCGCTGCTTAGGGATAGCTGTACCATTAGGGGTTCCGCGCCAAAAGACAATAAAGGGATAAATCTCTCTCCAGGACCGTATGGCTCTAGCACGCTGTAAGTAGAATCTAGCATCTCCTTTGACTCGAGTCAAAAGAGGGAGGCCCAGATTTGTCCCTTCAGGCATCGCTGAAAAAGCGTGCTCAAGTGGAACTCGTCGCAGAGATCTAACGGGAGTAAAGTAATGATGGAGGCTCTAGCTTTAGCAAAAGCTTCTGGTTGCCCAGCTGGGTTTAATTTGCTAAAGTAATCATATAGCCCATCCCTAATCAGTGAAAACGGTAGTCTAACTGAATAAGGTCCCAACCTTCCTAACTCCTTAGTGTCAATGCTATCCATCT